TGCTGACCAGTAAGGACTACCCGCTCACCCACTATGAAGGTGAGGCTACCCTGCTGAGCATTGATCTGCTGACCGGTGAGGGCTTCTTTCGCATCCCCTTTGACCGTCAGTCCGCCCTGCTGAACATATATCTGCTGACCGGCGAGGACTACCTTCTCACCTATCTTAAGAGTAAGTGCTCCCTGCTGAGCATTGATCTGCTGACCAGTAAGGACTACCCGCTCACCCACCTTGATAGTGAGGGTCCCCTGCTGAGCATTGATCTGCTGGCCCGTCAGAGCTTCTTTCGAATCTCCTCTGACCGTCGGCGTACCCTGCTGAGCATTGATCTGCTGACCAGTGAGGATTTCAGCTACACGAACTTGCAGCGTACCCTGCTGAGAATTGATCTGCTGACCGGTGAGGGCTTCTTTCGCATCCCCACGAACCGTCGGCGTACCCTGCTGAGCATTAATCTGCTGACCAGTGAGGACTACCCGCTCACCCACCCTAATAGTGAGGGTGCCCTGCTGAACATTGATCTGCTGTCCGGTGAGAGCTTCTCGTGCGTCCCCTCTAACCGTCAGGGTTCCCTGACTAGCAGTAATCAATTGGTTATTGAGGGCTACACGCTCGCCAATCTTAATGGTGAGAGTTCCCTGCTGAGCAGTAATCAATTGGTTATTGAGGGCTACACGCTCGCCAATCTTATTGGTGAGAGTACCCTGCTGAGCATTGATCTGCTGACCAGTTAGGGCGACGATGTCCCCGCTGGTAAACGCTATTGTGCCTTGTTGGGTATCGATCTGCTGCCCAGTGAGGGCAACCTGATCTCCTGATTTAACTGTCAGGGTGCCTTGCTGAGCATTGATCTGTTGACCAGCGAGGACTACCCGCTCACCCACTATGAAGGTAAGGCTACCCTGCTGAGCATTGATCTGCTGCCCAGTGAGGATTTCAGCTACACGAACTACCAGCGTACCCTGCTGAGCATTGATCTGCTGACCAGTAAGGACTACCCGCTCACCCACCTTGATAGTGATGGTGCCCTGCTGAGCATTGATCTGCTGACCAGTGAGGATTTCAGCTACACGAACTACCAGCGTACCCTGCTGAGCGTTGATCTGCTGACCGGTGAGGACTTCTTTCGCATCCCCTCGGACCGTTGGCGTACCCTGCTGAGAGTTGATCTGCTGACCAGTGAGGGCTACTCGCTCACCCACCTTGATAGTGATGGTGCCCTGCTGCGCAGTAATTAGCTGGTTGGTAAGAGCGACACGCTCGCCGATCTTAAGAGTTATCGTACCCTGCTGAGCCGTAATCAGTTGGTTAGCGAGGGTGACTCGCTCGCCGATCTTGACGGTAATGATACCTTGCTGAGCAGTAATTAGCTGATTAGTAAGGGCTTCGCGCGCATCCCCTCGGACCGTTGGCGTACCCTGCTGAGCATTAATCTGCTGACCAGTAAGGACTACCCGCTCACCCACCTTGATAGTGAGGGTTCCCTGCTGAGCATTGATCTGCTGGCCGCTAAGCGAAACTGTTACGGGGCCGCCGCTGACAGAAACAGTTATGCTGCCTTGGCTGGCAGTAATTAGCTGGTTGGTAAGAGCGACACGCTCGCCGATATTAAGGGTTACCGTGCCCTGCTGAGAATTGATCTGCTGACCAGTAAGGGCTTCGCGCGCAGCCCCACGAACCGTCAGCGTGCCCTGTTGAGAGTTGATCTGTTGTCCGGTGAGAGCTTCTCTTGCGCTCCCACGAACCGTCGGTGTCCCTTGCTGAGAATTAACCTGCTGGCCGGTGAGAGCTTCTATTGCGCTCCCACGAACCGTCAGTGTCCCCTGCTGAGAATTAACCTGCTGGCCGGTGAGGCCAACCCGCTCACCCACCCTAACGGTAAGTGCGCCTTGCTGAGAATTTATTTGCTGACCAGTAAGGGCTTCTTTCGAATCTCCCCTGACCGTCAGGGTGCCTTGGCTGGCATTGATCTGCTGACCGGTAAGTTCTCCATCACCTACGAGGGTGATAGCTATACCCTGCTGCTCCCAGCGGGCGGTAGTGCCTTGCGATGCGGTTACCGCTTGCCCGGTCAGATCAACGTAACGAAATCCGATACGCGGAGTGGGCGTCCCTTGTGCTGCGGTAAGGCTTTGCCCAGTAAGGGCCTCGATGGCACTTCCTTTGACCGTAACTGACCCTTGCCCGGCAGTGATAAGCTGGTTGGACAGTGCTACAGTAGTCGGTGCGATCTCAGTAACCGCAAACGCAATCGCCGCAAGGTCATCACTGGAAACTGCCGCTGGGCCTACATCCCTAGCACCTTGCCCCGGCGTGGTTTCGTAGTACGTGCCGAATACCAACAAGCCCCAGTCGATACTGTTGCCTGCCGTTGACCCTGTACCGGCAGCGGGCACGTTCGAGCCACCATAGTACATACCCATGACGCGAACGGAGTTTGAGCCGGGGCTACCATCATCAATGGACTTGACGCCAAATGCTTGGTTTTGTTCCCACGTGGAATAGCCTGCTGTAGTGGTATCTCCTGCTGCACTGAACGTGTAGCAGACGGCGTACATCACCGTGGTGTTGTTGGTGCGGCTGACAACGACTGCTGCGGGGTTGTCTGTGGGTACGCTGGACCCGAGGAAATAGGCTTTGACTGTGCCGATTTCAGTGGCCGTATCAGCAACGATAGTGCCCAGCGACGTCATGCTGACGCCACCGTAGGTGACCCCTGTGCAGGCGTCTGTTGCGCTTACTCGCTGATGGACGAAAACGACTACGCCGCGAGCAGTTCCGCCCGGCGTATGGTTCCACGTGAAACTGGCTTGCGAAACGCTGCCAGTGGTTCCGGAAGTGTGCGATTCCGAATTGTTTAAATACGCAATAGCCACACTATCTAACTTCCTTTACTGTGGCCATTGTTTCCCCTGCTACATCGATTCCCCGAACACGCCCAATGACTCCAGCGCGACGATCGCTGACACAGGCGGTAACTCATCGATCAAACCGTTGTGGTGCGTCACCCGCACTTCACGGTGCGCTACTGTGCCGGGAGTTATCAGAAATACGCCTTCGCGCTTTTTTTCCGCAGACACCGTAGTTGTATGCGGCTCACAAACAAAATTGATAGCCCCGAAATCATCATATGTCGCATGGCTAACCATGAAGCCTTGAAAAGCCTCCCGCAACCTCATCCGCTCCGATGGCAACTCCTCAATAGGTCTTGCGTCGGGCAGAATCAGCTTCGGGGGCTTGACCGTAATCCGCCCGTCCTCGACGTGCAGAGTAAGTGTCCGACCGTGGTCGGTGTACAGCGTAACCGAACCATCTTGGTTACGCCGTACATCCTCTACCGTATGGCCGTTAAGCGCATCGGTAATTATCATGCCAGTCGCAGAATCGCCGTCGCTGCTGCCGCTGCCGGAAGCTGCAGGATGAAGTCCCCGCCGCTGGCCGTCTGCGCACCGCCGAAATCCCACACCGCTACTGCCGCGTCACTCGCATGAGTGTCGTTAAACAGCAGGGTGCTGTAGGCAGTGAAGGTTGCCGAGGCCCAAGTGGGGTCTGGCCAGTCAACGATTGCCGTGGTGCCGTCCAGCGCCGGTGACACGTTGGCGGTGGTTGTACCCTTGGCCACGTAGTTACCTGACGCCGCCAGCTCGTTGGTGGCGGTGTAGGCCGCTGTGGCCGCACCGTTGGTTGAGCTGGTGTTGTACAGCGCCCAGCGGAACACGTGCTGACCGTTGATGAAGTTGTGAACCATATCGAACAGTTCTTTCTTGAAGCTGGAACAGATTGCTGTAGTTGCCATAGTTTGTACCCCTTAAATTACAATGGTTTACGTACGTATAAAGTGGCGGCACCCCCTGTTAGAACACCGCCATATGAAACCGTAATAGTTGCTGACGACGCATTTTCCGCCGTCACTGTTTGTTCTACAGAGTTTGCACCCTGCACAATAAACACCTTCTTCCCAGACGCTGGTACCGTGCCGGTTATACTGATAATAACACCGGTTTGTCCGTTTGTAATGGTCTCATCTAAATCAACGTCAGTGACGGCAAAACCGGTATCTTCTAGTTGGTTGACGTAGAGCGTGAACCCTACCCAGTCGTCGCTGGACGCTATTGTGTGGGTGTAGGTGCCAGACGCCCCGACCACATCCTCTTGCTTACCTATATACATACCGACCGAGGCCGCACTTGCACTGGATTGAACCTCGTACAAATCTGTTAAATCGGTGTCCTCTGTAATCGGTGAACTATCCCCACTTACCGCGACTCCGGCAATCACCACGTTAGAGCCAGACGTCGAGGGTGTTATCGTAGGGGATATAGGACTGGAGTTTGTGCCCGTATTAACCGTCGCTGCTGTTACGCTGAGATATTCGTAACCAGCTGATGTAGTTAAAATAATTGCTTTGCCTAAAGTCTCTCGGTAATTGTGTCGGAACGCAAAACTCTCTTCTCCACCCTGTGCTTCGGCTTTGAAGATATGCACGAGGGCAAGGGCATTAGTACTAACAGCGGCTTGTACGTAACGCCATGGGATTGTAGTATACTCGTGACTAATAGTGGCGTATTGGCTAGTAGAGCCCTCATAGCCACCAAACGCTAGGCCCGCCGTTCTCGTACCCGCCCCACCCATCGATGCACATGATACAGTAAGGCCACCCGTCAGCGACCAGACACTACCATCATACTCTTCAACCGAGTCCGTACGGGAAGTCGATCGCGCGATCGCTAATGCCGCCGTTACTGTACCTGCTCCGGCAGGTTGTCTACGTGTAAGAACTAGGTAATTTCTGCTTGCCCAGCTAGTACCATCATATTCGTGACAGGTGTTAAAAATACTAGTGAGACCCTCGCCCCCGTAGGATAAGGCTGCTGTTTGTGTTCCGCATCCGGCTAGTCCGTCCCGCTCAGATACAAGAGACCCACCAGATGACCAGCTAGTGCCGTCATATTCTTCGGTGACGTCGGTCAGCGCCGTGCCGGTATTATCGCCCGCGACGGATAAGCCTGCTGTTTGTGTTCCGCATCCGGCTAGATAAACTCGCTTTTGAGCTAGATTCCCACCGGTTGACCAGCTAGTACCATCATATTCTTCAGTGTCGGCGGAAACATCAATATTACTCATGCCCCCGAAGGATAAGCCTGCTGTTTGTGTTCCGCATCCGGCTAGTCCTTCCCGCGCTGTAGCTAGATTCCCACCGGATGCCCAGCTAGTACCGTTATATTCTTCGGTGACGGCGGAGCGCACGCCGCTATACCCACCGAAAGATAAGGCCGCAGTTTGTGTACCTGCTCCGGCTAATTCTCGACGTGGTGTAGATAGACTCCCACTGCTTGACCACACACCGGGGGTTGAAAAAGCATCGCCGCTTTTACCATACTCCTCAGTAGCGACCCCGGAGGATAAGCCCGCTGTTTGTGTTCCGCATCCGGCTTGACCGGCGCGTGCTACCAATAAACCCGTACCAGCTGACCAGCTAGTACCGTCGTATTCTTCGGTGATTACAGTTAACTCCGTGAGGATAGACCCACCGAAAGATAAGCCTGCTGTTTGTGTTCCGCATCCGCCTAAGTCTCGACGCGCTGTAGCTAGCGCTCCACCGGCTGACCAGCTAGTACCGTTATATTCTTCGGTGACTGCGGAGAGAGTAGCTGTAATAATGCCCCCAAAAGATAAGCCTGCTGTTTGTGTTCCGCATCCGGCTAGGTTGGCGCGTCCTGTAGCTAGCGCTCCACCGGCTGCCCAGCTAGTGCCGTCATATTCTTCGGTGACTGTGCTGGAGCTGGGAGACCCACCGAAGGATAAGCCCGCTGTTTGTGTTCCGCATCCGGCTAGCCAGTAGCGTCCTGTAGCTAGCGCTCCACCGGATGCCCAGCTAGTACCATCATATTCTTCAGTGATGGTGGAAACAGCGCTAGTCCAGCCGCCAATCGATAAGGCCGCAGTTTGTGTACCTGCTCCGGCTAGGCTTTCCCGCGCTGTAGCTAGCGCTCCACCGGCTGACCAGCTAATACCATCGTATTCTTCGGTGGTTGAAAGTTCCGTGATACCATTGGGCAGAACGCCCCCGAAGGATAAGGCCGCAGTTTGCGTACCTGCTCCGGCTGAGTCCCCGCGTGGTGTACCCATAGATGCACCAGCCGTCCAAATAGAAGTAAGCACCCCACCATACTGCGCTAGTACGGCTAACAACGTATCGCCAGCAACTGCGCCTGTATAATCTAGCGTAGTAGTGTCTGTCGCTCCTGCAACCACCTCTCTAATTGCCAAATAGACTTCAGCTCTATCATCAGTTGCGGCCAGCATACCGACAGGACGGGTACCAGTACCCGCAGTAGTTTCACGGAAGAGCCCAAACGTATAATTTGTAAATTGGATGCCGATTTCACGCGTTGAACCAGCCCCCGGTGTTACGTCTAGCGAACCAGTATAAATACCTGCGACACGTAGAGAGTTTACTAAGGCGTTAGCGTCACTTACCTCTACTTGAGTAATGTTTGAGTTTTCTTCTCGTCGTGTAACTCCCGTGTAACTAGTGTCAGCTCCTGCGGTAACGGTCAACGCAGCAGCGTAAGTAACCGTGGCGTTGTTAGTGCGAGATACTTCTATCGTTTGCGCCCCAGTAGGAAGCGCTGCCCCTAAGAAATATGCTTTTACCACTGCGATTTCAGTAGTAGAATCGCGTGCAATACCAAGCGTCACCTCAGTCATCGCTACTCCACCATAAGTAACACCGGTAAAAATATCCGTTTTGTCGCCTACGGCCAAACAGAAAACAACGACGCCTCTCGGTGTGCCTACTGGAGTATGTGTCCAACTAAAACTGGCTACAGAAGCGACACCAGTCGTACCGGTGTGGGACTCGCTGGAAGCATCGAAGGCGACAGCCATGGCTTAACTGCCCGCTAGTTGTTTATAGACCGGGACACCCAGTTTAACGGCATCTTTTTGCAAGGCTGGAGGCAGAGTAATCTTCATATCTGTCGCAGTGCGCAGAGCCGTGATGTACTGCCCGAGAAGATTGTTGATTTCAGCAGAGGAGGAACCGGAACCTTCCAGCCCTTTCATCTGCTCATGCCAGCGCCACATGTAGGACACGAACTGGTGCGTGTTCACGTCACTTGTATCGAAGGTCGGGTCAACCGCAGTGCACTCCGACATGATCTGCGCCCACAGACGGATTTCGCGCATACGGTCTTTCGCCGCCTGCTCCGCGTTGAGCAGACCGAACTGGACTTCTTCAAGATCAATCTCCAGCTCCATCAACTTAAAATCGTCTACCAAGTCTTCAGCTTTGCGCGCCTCGATCTTCTTCTCCAGTTTCGCTTTCTTGATTTTGTCCCGACGATACTGGAACGACAACTGCACAAGCTGCTCATAGAACACGGCCTGTTCGCGCACACACTGCCAATATTTCGCAGCGGGGGTGGGGAACTTGATATCGTTGAGGACGGACAGGCGCATCTCCGTCTCGGTGCGGAACACCTGACGCTTGGCCCAGTTGTTCTGTATCTCACCAATGTTCCGGTCGATGAAAACAACATCCTCTGCGGAGAGGATTTCGGTGCGGTGAATAATGTCTTTGGTTTCAGAGTAGTTCATCATACCCCCTGCTTATTGAGCAGCATGGAGTCCCGCTTCTCCAAGCCTATGTGCCCGTTAGCGTAGAGGTAATTCAGGTCGTCTTTGTATACCTGCTCGCGAACGTCAATAAACTCTGACAACCACCGGGACGCGATCTCCCGCACATTGCTGTCGCCCAGCGCCGTGGTCATCAGCGCCGTCATCGCTTGCGCAGACAACTTCTCTACCCAGAACTCCGTGAATCCGTAGATGTTGGCGTTCCACGTATCACGGATAGCCTGCGCTTCAGGGGCGGTTTTGACCGTACCCCCGACCCGCGCGGCCCAAGCCAAACCGGCAGTAGGGTCACCCGTCACTTCCCACAGATTGCTTTCATATCCGCGAAACTGGTTCGTTTCCCAGTCAGTATGCGTGATGAAGCCAACCCCGGTATTTACTGCCTGAACCCATGCCATAAATTACCCCTTATCTGAAATCCCGTGGGAGGAGTATAACCCATCATGCCGGTCTGGTATCGGTAGTTTACCCGCGCGAATCAGGGCTCCGGCCACCATGGACAATTCCAATCCGTGGGCCATCACCTCGTCATCGCTGTAGAAGGTATTCCTTACCCACTCCCACACCAGCTTACACCGTTCTGCCGCTTGCTCAAAGTCATAGCCAGCGGCTACTTCAGCGAACCACGGCATCAGCTCTGGATCACTGTACTGGGGGTACCTCTGCGTCCGTTTTACCGGGAACCGGGCCGGGGATAAAATAAGCGGCGTAGGTTCTGAGGACTCCACAAGAGCATTCCTTACCAGCTTCCCACTGAAATTTGTGCGGAGGGTTAATCCGCCCGTTTGCCTTTATAGTTTCCCAGAACGTGCAGTTCGCGAAAACAAGAAACAAAAAGAAGACGGCCAGAACGACCGTCCCCTTAATGAACTCGATCATTTCTTTGCGCTGAGCATCAACGTCGGGAATCCTGCGGCGTTTGCCAGCTCCTCACAGCCGTCGAGAATAGCCTCAGCCACCTTGCGGGCGTGGGGCATGTTCTTCATCGTCAGCTCTTCGGACGTGTCGGCAAACTCACGGAAAATCACTTCCTGATTCAGCCGCAAGGTACCATCGGGCCGTTTGGAAACGGAGGTCTGGGTAAACTCATAGTAATGATCTGGGCGCTTTAGTTCTGACATAAATTGCTCCTACGTTTTAAAATGTGGCGCAAGCCACGGTTTAGTGTCTGCCCAGCCATTCGAGGAATAGTGGCCAAACAACATATATGAAAATGGCCCCGATAATAAGCCCGAACAAAAACCCCTCGCTCACTTCACCAGCACTTCAATCGGTGGGCGGGTGATGATGTACTTACCCGGCGGCAACATGGATAGCTTCTCGGCGACTTCGAAGTCCGAGGCACAGCCCTTGCAGCGCTTCACAGGCTTACCCTCGGCATCGCAGATGACCATGAGCGGGGTAGTCACTTTAATCTTCATTTTTGATTCTCCTTGGGCCGCTTGCTCGCGATGTTAGCATACCGATTATTACATTTATCACCGTCTAAATGATAGAGCTGTGTGCGAGGGAGTACCCCCGTCATGTACAGCCAGACCAGCCGGTGGGCGAGGTAGGCGAACCCATCAAGGCCGATGCTCCAGTGGCCGTGGGTATGACGAGAGCCAGCCCTCTGGCCCGCCTTCGACCGCCTGCCACGGTCCACCCGGTTGGTGAAAATGCCAGTCTCGGGGTCGTAGTGGAGCAGCTCTTTCAGCCGCTCCTGCGTCATTCCTCGCAGAGCTTGCGAGCGCCCTCGTAAATCTCGATCAACCCAATCACTTGGGCGCGACATTTGTTGTACTCTCGATAATTGGTGGCGACTGTTTCAAGGGCTTTAGCGTAGGTGGTACTTTCGACAGTTCCGCTGGGAGCGGCGGGAGCCGACAAGTCGGCTGCGGCGTCGTGCAACCGGACCCAATCACCGTCAATATAACAAAAACCATCCGCAGCAGGCTTTTGTTGCTTCTTACTGTAGTCGACCACCTCAACATACACGATCTCCCATGATTTATTCATCCGCTCGTGGCGGGCGGCGTTGCGTTCCGAGATCACGCCGGATAGTTCCAAACCGGCCACCAAAAGGGAGTTGTTCAGGCGTTCCACCTTTAGTTCGTGCTGGGCGATCTGGTTTTGGTAGTGGTTTGCCGTCACTCCCCACCCAGCGGTCGCTGACAGGGCCATCGCTGCGGTCAGAATTAGGATTTGGGGGCTTACGAGCCACATCAATTCACCATCATCATCGGGTACCAGCGATCAACAATGAATCGAGTATAGTCTATTGTCTCCTTGCTATGGAAGCCGGTGACGCGCGGGAGGCAAGGCGGGACTATTTCATCGTAGAGACGAGCATTGTCGCAAAGGCGCTGGGACTTCAGGATGTGGCCGATGCCTGCGTTGTAGCTGGCCAGTGCCAGCTTGTGGCGATCGAGGGGAGGACGCTCTGATTTCCAACTTTTGGTGAGCTTGCCCATGTAGTAGCCAGCTCCCAAGATACTCACTTCAGGGAGCCAGAAGGCATCAGGTGTTGCGTTGATGTAGGGACCAACATCACGAGCAGTTCCCGGCATAAACTGGCACAAACCGTACGCACCAACGGGGCTACGGGCAAGAGGGTTAAGACGACTTTCTTGGTAGCACTGCGCCTTGAGCAAGCGCCAATCAGTGCCAGCAGGCAGGTATCGGATGGTCGCAGACTTGAAATCTGCATCCCACTTATCCTGAAAGGACCATACCGTAGAGGAGGCACACACCAACAAAACGGCCAGTAAAGTACGCCATTTTGAGTGGGGGGGATGCCGTTTTGAATGTTTCTGCAAAGGAGTCATCCTGAATATGGTAGTCGAAGAATTTCAGGGTGCCGAACACCATAAACACCCCAGCTGTCGCTTTGAAGAGGTCTTGCATGGTCATTACCGCTGCGGCGGCGAACATGCCATCCTCCGGTACGAACTCCCGCCAACCCATCACACCGGCTGCCGCGACCAATGCAACAGCGATGTAGGGTTTGAGCTGCGGCGACGCTGCGGCCAAGCGCACTTTCACGTCTTGCCATATACCGCCGAGTACTTCGAACATTATGAGCCGCCCCTTAAAATCTTGATTATCTCGATATTCTGCTCTTTCAAGTCTGTCACCTGCTCGCGCAACCCCTCTTGATTCGCCACGACTCGCTCCACGGCAATCTCGATTTTCTGCCGCGCGTGGGCTTGCTCTTCTATTTTGCCTTCCAAACGGGACAGATAGACTTTCAGTTCTGTGTTATTGGAAACATAGGCTTGCTGCCCGTCCTCCAGTTGGGCAACAGTTTTGTTCACAGTTATCAAAAATCCGGCGACGCCGATAACACCAGCAATAAGCAGGGGAGTAAGCACCTTCTCCCCCCAACGGATAATACGTATCTCTGTTTCAGAGATTTCCTGCGGGGTCATTTTCGGCGCAGACATCAAAAAATCCTTTTAAAAAAGGGGGGTACTGGGTACCCCCCAAAAAGACACTTAGGATGCGCACAAAGGCAAGGCATTAAAACCCCTGCACGCCTGTTTAGCGTACATGGATATGTACGATCTGTATACTGAAAACAGGTATATCACTATTTACTGCGGAGACTGAGCTTTCTGTTACGTTCGATGATGGCCGCGCGGTCTGCGGCGGCGGCAGCGTCGATCGCGCGTTGGCGGGCGTCGACAAATTTTTGTTTGGGTTTGATTACGGAGGTGCTGGCAACCGGTGGTGCGGCAACTTTCTTTTTTGGGTTGGGGTTCACGGCCATCTGCTCTGCAGCGGCTACACGCCTCGCGGTATTTTTCCCCGACGCGACGTCGTACACAGTATCCATCGGCCTAGCCATTACAACCCCCCGTACGCTACTACTCGAACCTTGTGTTTACGTATTCCTTTCTCTTTTGTGGCCAGTGCGCAGTACGCAACAAAATCATCGCGTTCTTGGTCAGACTTAGCCAAATCAAATGTATCCGCGTCCTGCTTGCGATACGCCAAATGCCGCATCCACTTCAGGAGATGGTAGTGGTGCTCCTCACGAACGCCGTCCAACCTCTGCCTGTCCCGCGTAATGGTAAAGCGCGGCAACCGCTCGACAACAATATGGATCGTAGTATCCACGACGGGGAGTTGCGCCCACCGGACGTACCCTTCCTCTTCTCCGGAAATCAGGTACCGTACGGGGCCGGGGAGCGTGGCGTCAGCGCCATAGCGGACAACACCGTAATCGTCCGATGTCATCGAATCGACGTCTTGGATATTGATGACTCTAATCGGGCAATTGTTGTCCGTCACGTTGCGCGCGGTACGAATCCGCAAGATACTCTTGTCGATCGGGGTAGTGGCGGTGGCTGCGGCCGCAAGCAGCGTGGTCACGGAGCTGGAGCCATCGGGTATACCGCCCGTGAGGCGGACGAACATGAAGTAGGCATCGTTCATGTACCGGTAGATTTCCGCGTTCGACCATAGGTACGGTACCGCCTCGTCAGCGACGTCTTCGCGAAACACGCACAAGAGGTCTTGCGATTCCATCAGGCAACAGCCCCCATACTGGCGTCAAGCTCTGCTTGGTCTTTGGCTTCTTGCTGCTTGGCCCGGTATTCCAGCCAGTACGTATCACGCTCTGATGGGGTGATTTCAAAACCGACCAGCGCGGGTATGCGCTTGGCATTGGGCACGCCGCTGGCAGTAAAGTCTATCCGCTCTTCGCGAGCAGACATGGTATCGAAGGCCGCAAATATAGCCGCCTTCCGTTGATCTGGTGTGAGTGGTGTCACTTCCGGTTTTTCATCGCCCAACACATTGACAGCCGCGTCCACGGGGATTGCGCCGATAGCAACGGCGTCCTCTATGCAAATAGGCGGTACGTGCGTAGGCTTGCCTTTTTCGAACGCAATTGAGTGTCCTTTGGTAGTGCGTAGAACGTAATTGCGATGCAGGGTAAATAACGGCATAAATAGCTCCTAGTGTGTGAGAAAAAAGGGGCCGTGAGGCCCCTCCTTCAGTTATCGCTTTTAAGCGATTTGTACTTCCGTCGAACGATTCAACACGATGTAGTCGACTCGAACCACTGCTTCGCCAGTCGTACAAGCATCAGCGGCGGTGAACGTCAGTTCGATGTTCAGGCCAGTTGTGTTGAGGAACCCGGTAGGTACCAACGCTGTGGAACCCGTCGCCTTCACATCAGTGCTTCCAAGGTACCGAGCGGCACTGGAAGAGTCACCGACAGTGACGTTGTAGGTTGCAGCATCGAACGCCTCCTGCCGGGTGACGGCCCCACCCACCACCATAGAATTCGGCGGCAGGGGAATCGCTACGACAGTCGTGGCGGACGTGTTGGACGAACCGAAGTCTACGGCGGCACCACCAGCGGTGGAAACCATCGTATCGTCGTGTTTAAACGCGAAGAACGCGCTCAGAACAGTCTGAGCAGAACGTGCAGTTGTTAAACGTGCCATAGTACTTTACTCCTTACTGTGCAACGTAGCAGGAGATAACGCCGTGATCTTCCACGGTGCCGCCTGAGTATTGCGTGTAGAATTGAGGCTTCTTGAAACCGAGGATTTTTCCAGTGGAAATGCCCTGCTGGTTGTCGTAATCAAAGCCCTTCTCGTTCCATTCCGGCGCGCCGATGTCAGCCATACCGAGTGCCTGAGCACCACAGAACAGAATCTGACAGCCGTCGATTGAACCACCACCATACTTGCTACCACCGGGGGCAAGACGGGTGTTGGGTACATGACGGAACTCGTGGAAATAGATACCATCGATCTTCACTGAGCTGCCAGTGAACAACTGGTTACTATCACCGCGCGGCTGCGCATGACGCAGGTTCAGCATGTAGGTGTTGTCCAACTTCAGCTTGGCCATCGCCTGTGGAGACAGGAAGCAATGATAAGTTTCCTCACCACCTTTCTCCTTCACACCACGGATGTAGTTGTCCTTGGCATAGGCTTTCAGCTGCACGAACAGCTCCCAACGGGGGGTGTCTTCTGCAGCAACGGAGCTGGATGCGCCACCGGGGACGAAAACGGGGTTGGTACCGCCGTTGTAGTTCCAGTAGCCAACGCGCTTGGAGGACGGTGCGACGATGTCCGCGTTGAACTCCAGATAGGTCAGGTCGGAACCTACGCGCTGCCCGCCAGAGTTGGCGTTGTTGTAGGTCATACCTGCCATCGTCAGGAACGCAAGCTGGTCGACGCGATCAGCCAGCCAGTAAGCCAGCACGTCGCGAGAGTTGTTACGAAACTCGACGATAGACTTCTGATCGGCCATACGACCTTCGTGCCGGTTGGCGTGACGCAGCTGGTCCAGACGAATCACTTGATCGTAGGACTTCATTGCCTCTTCGTTGCCTTCCAGCGTGCGGTCACCAGCGATACCGTCCCCTTCGAGGTCGGCCAGCAGGGTGATAACGGCGCGAGCACCCTTCTCTGACTTCTTCAGCTCAGTGATGTGCTGGATGATCGAGTTGGAGTCTTTGCCGAGGAATTGGTTGACGAAGGAGTAGTTACGGGCCTGCTTCCACAGGTCCATACTCCAGATTGTTTTCTGCTCAGATGTGAGCAGGCCGAAATTAGTTAATGCCATGTTGGCTACCCTCCACGGGTCACGTTAATAAGAAAGTTGTCTTACCTGTTTATGGCGTATCGCTGCCACCTGCGAATAAAACAGCCTTAACGTGGTTGAATCGGGGGCCAATATCGCATGGCCCCAGCGCGAGTTGTCTTGACTATAATCCAAAAAATTTGAAAAGGAAACTACCCGATATAATCACCACGCATCTGCGCCAGTTTATCTTCGGGGAGCTTGTTAAATTCCTCCTGACTCAGCTTCATCACAGCTGACGCGTCGAGCGGACCACCCTCTTTGTCGTGGTCCTTGCCCACATCCTTGAGGTTGGCGGGCTGCTTGCCCTGCGCGGCGAGGTTTTTGGTGACCGCCGCCTCTTTGCGGCGCATACCCAACTCCTCCGCTGCGCGCCGTTTAGCGTCGTCGCTCTGATCTTCCGCCGCGCGCTTGGCCCCCAATATGGTGGTGACTGCCTCCTTGAGCGCCTTGCTGGCTGTCAAGTTTTCGGTCTGCATCAGGCCTGTCATGTAGGCCTGCACCTTGCGCACCGCCTCGCGGTCGAAATTTTCAACATCGTCCGGGTTAATTTCCGGATATTCCATCTCCAATTGGGCTACAACCCCGTCGTACTGAATCTCGCTCTTGGCCTGCGACCGACCCTGATCGGCATAGGCCTGCGATCGTCGATCGGCCATGTCGCTCTGGAGCTGGAGGATATCACCCATCAGCTCAGAGGCTTTATCCAGCTCGCCGTCAGCCAACAGCTGCGTGTGGTCCTTAATCATGACCTTGATCTTGGCCGCCGCCTGCTGCATGTCCGCCGACACCGCCCGGTCTGCCTCGCGCTTCTGCAACTCAGCCAGTTGCGCGGCGACGCGCTCCTTCTCCGACCGCTCGCGCTGTACTGCGGCGTCAAAACGCTCTTTCGGGATCAGGACGCCCTTGGCTTCAACTTCCTCCGGCTCCGCTTCGGCCTCCAGTCCGGGCAGTTCGAGCTGCTCCTCTTCTGTGAGTTCTGCGGGCTCTACCACCTCTTCGACAATGGGCTCCAGTTCGTCGCCACGGTCTACATTCTCGGCGGGGTCACTCATTTTGCTTTCTCCTTAGTGGGTTTTGGCTTTGCTGCAGCTTGCTCTTTTTTGACTTTCATTGCAACAGCATGTTCTTCATCTTTGTGCCGCATCTTCTGGTCATGCAACTGCTCAGCCGCGAGCAGCTTCTGTTCCAGCTCCTGCATCGTCAGCCGCATTTCGTCCTCGCGCTGCGCCGCAGCCTGCTGCGCTTCGAGGGCGCTGATGCGCAGGTCCTGTGCCGACTGCTGCATCTTGGCCTGCGCCTCGATCTGCGCGGTGGGGTCGCCCTGCGCATCCTGCTGTGTTTTCTGCTGGACTTCGGCGGCCTTGGCCTTTTTCAGCAGCGCGTCGGCTTCAATCCGGGCCGAATCGGCCTTGATCTTGGCCAGCTCCATCTCAGCCTGCAGTTTCGCGAGCTGCGCTGCGTACTGCGCCTCGGTCGACTCGGACTCCGCGCGCATGGTCTTGATGATGTCGGCGCGCTTGTTCAGGCGGCTGTTCTCGATCAACACCTCGTCGGGCAGCTGTATGCCCAGCTCCCGCAGGGAGATAGCCTGCTCAAACTGGCTGTCCTCCAGCGTCTCGCGAGTGGGCGTGCTGGACACCACCACGTCGTATTCGCCGATGGTCAGGTCGTTGGTGATCGTCCCGGTGGCCGGGTCGGGCTGGTTCACTTTAAGTTCTTCTTGGTCACCGGTGATCCGGTTGGACACGATGTTCATGATGCGCGGCTCGGAGTAGTACTCCTGCACGATCGCCAGAATGTTCCGCGCCAGAATGTAATCTGTGCGGTGCATGGAATCCATTGGTTTGGCGTTGTTCATCGCCCCACGGTTCTGGTTCAGGGCAACCGCCTTGGCTGACACGTCCTCGCGCGCGTTGCCGGTCTGGTAATCCGACACGCCGGAGATGGATTTGATGTACTCCTCAGCCTTGTAGCTGAACCGGTCCAGCCCCTGCGGGGTCTGGTTCGGAGCAATTTTCGTCAGCGCTTCGCCTGCCGGACCCTCCACCTCGGCGACCAGCCCGGTCTCCGCGCCGCGCTGCTCCAACTCCTCGATGGACATGTTGAGCAGCTTGCCGGTCTGCACAATCCACCCGCTGTTCGCCGTGGTGTTGATGACGTGCAGCTCTTGGGACGTAACCTTGTTCAGGTACTCCTGCGGACCGAGCAGGTTCTCCACCAGCCCGATGGTGCGGCCATGCCGGAAATAGGGGAAGTAGGGTACGAGCGTGAAATATTTGTAGGGCGACCACGCGCTGTGCAGCTCCACGTTGTCGGCGGTGACCGTCCAGTAGATACGTTTGACCAGCTTGGTGGTCTGGCCGAGCCCGTACTGCTGGGCGACCATGGCGATCTTCTGCTTGTCCCACGTGTCGGGAATGGGGCGCATATCACCGGTTTTGACGTCGACGAAGTGCTTCAACCGCGTCAATTTCTTGCACTGACGCTCGATGACGCGGATATTCCTCGTCACCGCGCTCTGGTCCCACGGCCCCGCATAGTATCCGTTGTTGTACATCGACCCGAAACGATCGCGGTCGCGCTCGATGGAGTCGTACCCGTAGGCGAAGAAGCTGTCGCCGCGATTTTTCAGGACTTCGGCGTCGGCGCTGCCGTACAGCATCTCGATGTCCTGCCACGTCACCCACTTCGTGGCCATGACGTCGTTCCACGTGTCGGGGTCGTAGTCCTCGGCGTCCGGGTCGATCAACACGTTCTTCGGGTTCATCCGCGTTATGCGCACTTCCCCGGTCATGCTGTCGGTGAAGTCGAGCCGCACGTCCAGAAAGCCCCGGCTGGAGATGATCCCGTCGCAGAACATATCCGAGCGCAGCCACTCCAGCTGGTTGGCGTCCGAAATCTGCCGGAACACCTTCGTCAGCGTGGTGGCGGTTTCAACGGGCGCGCCGCTGCGTGGCTGGAAGGAAATATCGCTGCGCTGCTCGATCTGTTCGCCGAGAACGTTGGATATGGTGCTGAGAATCTTGTTGATCGTCAGCGCCGGGCGCTTCTGCGCCTGTAGCAACGCCAGATCGTTGGGGTTCCACTGCTGTCCGGCAAAGAAGTTGTTGCAGACGTCCGCTTTGCGTACGAAGTCGGCGTGGCCGTTGTCTCGTATGAACTGGTAGCGCAGCCACTGGTCGAGCGCGACTTCTGAGTTGATCGGCATTGCGTCGTACCCCTAATTAATGATTTTCTCGACCATCGCGCTAGTGTTGGTCGCAGCGTAATTTATCCTGTACGGGTCAGCCGCGTCGCTGGGGCTGCGCACCTGTGTACCAATCAAATCCGCATTCCACATCGGCCGGTAGTACGGGACGCCCGGTACAAACGTGAACGGGCTTTTCCCCAGCGCGCTACCGAGCGCGGCGTATAGCTCCTCCGCCTCCGCCTTGGTCAGCTCCTTACCCAGTACGCGTACGGTCACTTCAGCAGTCAGGTTTTTCTTGGTCATATTAAGCTCCCATGTGGCTGGTCTCGCCCACACCAAACGCCGTGAGCTTGTCTTTCCAACTTTTGATTTTGGGTGGTGCGGCACCTCTTGGCGGCGCAGACCCAATAGCGAGCGTCACCGCCCACGCAAGTGCGTCCACAATATCATCGTGCGCGCCAGCAGGGAAGCGGAGCAATTCCTTCTTCGCCAGTGGCAGCCACGACGCATTCAAGGGGAAGTACACGCGACCCTGCTGCATGCGGCCCTGCAGCGGGCGCGCCCGCGCCATTTTGTCGGTCAACGGCTTCAACACCTCGTAGCTCGGGTACATGCGCCGCTCGCGCATCCGCTTGGTGAGCAGTGGCTTGATCGCGCGCCATATCTGCCCGTCTTCGAAGCCCATGCTGAGCGGCGCGGTGCGGTCGGAGCCCCAGCGTGCCGCCGAATCAAGTATCTCCTCGACGATCGTGAAGCTGTCGCCTTTGAACCGAACTAATTCGACTGTGTGTAAGTAGTCATCCTCGTCCTGCACGAGGGTCACGCCCACCGTCCAGTCGTTCTGCGTCTTCTCGCCGATGGCGAAGTCCCACGCCTGATACACCTTGCGCTTGTGGTGGCTCGGAGGTGTCGGCTCGTACTTGAAGTACTCATCCTTGAAATAGATACCCTCGTCCGGCACCGGGTTCTGCTGGTACAGCGCGGACCACACGCGCGGCGGCTGGTTGGCCTTGAGCCGCCGGATCATCGACTCCGTGAACCGCTCGGGGTGCAGCGCCTCGCCGGGCATCCGCAGGAGGGTGTACGTATCATCAATCACGTTGGGTACGGAGATACTTTTCTCGCGCTGCGCGGTGCGTAGTTCTACGTGGCTGGGATCGAGGGGGTGATCAAACCGATCGATCACGTCGGTGATCTTGTTGTGGTACTCCCACTCCAGCGCTTCGGCGGGGTACTTAATCACGGTGAAGTTGTCGATGCCCTCGTGCGCCTCCGGGTCGTGCGCGGCGTCATACATCCGCTGCTGCAGGCGACCGGCGAGGTCATCATCGGACCAGCAGGTCTGGATCAGGAGCACGCCGCCGCCGGGGGCCAACCGGGAGTACGCCGTGGACCAGTACCAGTCCCATAGCGAGTCGCGCGTGACGATGGAGTCAGCTTCCTGTTGATTTTTGATCGGGTCGTCGACCCCAAGGATGTGCGCGCCCTTCCCGGTGATACCACCACCAACACCCGCTGCCGTAAAGCCGCCGCCCATCGTGGTGTTCCACGCCTCGGCGGACTGCGATTCCTTATCAATCTCGCACCCCTCGAACACCGCTGTGAACGCCGGGTCGCGGATCATCTCCCGCACCTTCCGGGAAAACTTCATCGGCAGGTCGAGGTTGTACCCGCAATTGATAAATTCCCACTCCGGGTGGTGCCCGAGGCACCACGCAGGCCATCTGACGCTACCCAGTTCTGATTTTCCGTGCCTCGGCGGTACGAGGAGCATCAGCCGGGGGGACAACTGGTCCTCGACCTCCTGCTTGAAGTGCTCCAGACGCCGGGCAATGTCGTTGTGCACCCAGCCGGGGTTGTACTGCGGCAAAAACCGCTTGGTAAACTCAATCAGGGAGCGCCGGGCGAGCACCCGGCGGGCAATTTCCCGCCGGAGCTTGGGATTCATCTCCTGCAGGGACTCGGTCGTAGGGTCAATCATCGTATTGGGCGGCGTAATCCGCTTCGGCCTGCTCTTGGGTCGCTTCCAGCACTTCCGCGAACTCCCCCTCGATCGCCTCCTCGTCCTTCGAGATCATTTCGAGCAGTTCGGCGTCCGTCAGGGTCTCCAACTTATCCACTACACGCTTCGCACTGATGTTGATGTCGATGACTTTGCGCTCAGCGGCGTAATACCCGCACATCCGCCCGATTTCGCGCCATCCATTGACCATCGTGCCGGGGTCAGCCTGCACCTTGGCCATCTCGATGGCCTCCAGCATGCCCTCCATCACCTTTTTTCGGGTCATCTGGATGGATTTTTCGTGTTTTCGGTGGAATTGCGCGACCGCGTCCTGAATTTTGGGGTCCTTCATCAGGTGGTGGCCGCGCATGTTGGGGGATTCGTACCCCGCCGTGCGCGCCGCCATGGTCTGGTTCATCCCACGGGCGATGGATTCGACGAAAATCCGCTGTCGGTCGGTCAAACCGACGCCCGCATCGCCTGTCGCGGCTATGGCGCGGTGCTTGGTAGTCTTATCGATGGTGCGGACGTCATGCCCCATGAAAATTTCCTAGAAATTTTTCCCGATTCTACACAGAAAAAGGGGGGTGGGTCACTTCGGATTCACTTTTGCTGCTCAGAAAGTGACAAAAATGCGCAGTAGTGGCGTTTGGCGCGCAAAAAAGTCCAAAAAAGTGCTCATTGCGGGGGTGTGGGTCCCCTCCCCCCTCAACTCCACGAGGGGCACCGACTTCGGGTTCGGGTTCGGGTGCGTGGATAGGGGTCCCAGTACTCCGCCGTTAGGCTGGTGTTTGTAACCACACGCGTTGTGTGGCCCATCCTAGGAGTAAAGATCATGACTAAAACCACCGTAGTTTCTTCACGCGCAATGCCCGTTCTTGCACGCGCCTCATCCTCTGTCAGGCTGGCATCGGTCGCCAAGACCGAGATCGCTAAGGGCTGGGTCGCGGCTAGCGATCCCCAGCTGCTCGAAATCGTGCGCATCGCGGATGAGCGCGACATCGCCAGCTACACCGCCGAGTTGATCGCTCGCCGTAGCTAGTCCTAGACCCAGAGTCGTTCGCGGCTCTGGGTTTCTTTTTGCTGTATGTTGTACCGCCGGGTACGGTACACACCACAGGGTCTTCTTTACCCTGTCCATATATGCTTTGTAGATCGTGCGCGGGGACGTTAGGTCGTCGTTTTTGGACAGGGGGGCTGCATAGCTCTCCTGAATTTTTCTTTTTCTCGGAGTATAGATTATGGCTACTAAGACCGCACAGTTCCAAACCAAGCAACTGGGAATCACCGCATTCCTCGCCGCCAATCGCGTTGACTTCGTACTCGACGGGCCTGCAATGGAGAAACCGGCTCGTGTTTCCGCGTTCGCTGATAAGCCCAGCGCCAAGCTCACGCTGGACGGCAAAGCATTGAAGATCGTCGGTTCTGACGTCGATGAGGCTGGCGAGCCCGTAAAGCTTGAAATCAAGTGGGGCAAGGAAGTCCTGAAACTGGGCCGCCGCAAGGACGCTTCAGGCCCTGTCAGTTTCTACCGGAGTCTGGAGACTGCATCCAGTGCCGCAGCCCCGAAGACTGCCGAGCAGATCACCAATCTCTTGGCTCTGTTCACCGCATGAGCGAGGCGACGCTGGATTTGGATGATGCAGTGATCGAGCTGCTGTTTGCTTGAACTCGACCCCGGAGTGGTTGCCACTTCGGGGTTTTTTCATGCTGTCCGGTGTACAAAGAACCAGGAACTCAACACACAGTATGCGAATACTTCAGGTGTGGTGGGTGTTTTGTTAGGTAAGTGTTTGTGAGTTGGGCGTGTGTTGTACATGCCCTTTTTGAAATATTGGAGAATGATATGAATGTCTTCTTATCGCATATTGATTTCATGCCGTTGGTCTATGGCGTGCTCATGTTCATAGGCTTGGCACTGACTTGGTACAAATTGTGTCATGGCAAGCTCGTAAGCGTGGGCTTGGACATGTTCATCTTCTGGCTCGTATTCAGTCTGCATGGCGGCAGCATGGCAGGAGGCTTCAGTGCCATGATTGCAGCTGCACTGTGTAGTCTGTTATTCCCTGTCATCTTCAGGAGGGCAGTGAAATGAGACAATATAAAACAATCTCAGATCGCATGAAAACAGCCAACAATCAGTGGCTCGATTACAACACTGAATTGGGTATCGTATTGTCGCAACTGCACGCACTGGAACAAGCCAAACAATACTTACTCGAAATGATGACTGAACAAGAAGCCAAAATGCGTGCAGAAGGCTTCGTTGTACCGATTTCGTGGGAGCAATTCACATGAAAAATAAAATACGCGTCAAATTCTTCCGCAATTACGACTTCCTCAAACTCGTGAAAATGTCAAAAAACGAGGCCTGCCGTGTAATAAATAATTTTGACGACGGACTCTATGATACAGACATAACTATCGAGATGTACTGCGACCGGATAAATAAAAAACTAATCCCTGTATACAGTAATGATGATTGTCGCAGCTACTGCAGTGGCTTCAAATACGATGGAGAAATGATATGAAGCAAATCGTCTGGACACGTAGCTGGCACATCAAACCGAAGCGGTATTACTTCTTCCGCATCACAACACGTTTATATGTATGCCATTACACTTTATGGCATTGGGCACTCATTGAGGAGATAGACAATGAATGTTGACCTGTTAAAAGAAATTGATCGCCAAATATCGATCGCATTGGGGATGCTGGTTGTAGAACACATCCACGAAGCCAAGATACAACTGGCTACGATCCATGTAGGACTCGATATCATCATCAACGCAGCTGAAGGACTGCATACACCGAACAAAGACATCGACACTATCCTGCAGGACATGATGAAGCAAGCGACGGAGGCGTGCAAAAATGGAACGACCGGAAGTCGATACTGAGGAATTCATACAATCCAAACTGGAAAAAGCTGTCCGTGCACAGTGTGAACTGCACGGCTGGGGCGCAGCAGTCTCTGTCGCAAACCCTGTTGATATCCTGATACTCTTCGAAGAGGAAGAATCAGAATACAACATCAAAATCAACCTAAACATCAAAATCCAACGAGGCAACAAATCATGACCACATCAGTAATGACCCCTGCACAGCACCGTGATGAAACTGTAGCGAACATCACTCTCCCGATGGACACCGACATTGTTGTACGGAATCCCATCACCAAACTCGAACGGCTGAAAGAAGAAATGGCAGCCAAGCGCAATCTCGATGTCGGATTTGAAAAAACTGACTTCGATATCAAGACTGCCATTGATCTCGTAATGGAACTGGACAAATTCACGAAGATCAGCGTACTGAATTCGTGGCGCTTCTTCCTCAACATGCAGTGTATCCGCATGGCATTGAGAATTCTGCCCCGTGAATTCGAACTGACCTCCGATGGCCGTGACGAATATGACCATCTCATCGCAAAGCAGATGGACGAGTATGAGAAAGACGGTGACTACGCTCCCACGTTGCCTGCTTTCATCGCTCTGAACGAATTGCTCAGGACGACGATGTACGATGACATGCTGGAACCCTCCAGTATGGAATCAACGCTGGAGTTCATGACCAGCAATCCACCCACCGCTGCGAGCTTCGAAAAAGACTACGATGCCCGTATCGCACAAGGGCAGCGTCCGGGTATCAGCAAGCGTGAATTCTGTGAACTGCAACTGGAGGACGCAGTGAAACAGCATCGACAACTGAGTGAGACTGGACAAGCTGCAATCCAGTTCTGTGATGACCTGCGAGTCCATCAGGATCGTGGATTCGGTGATCTCCCAGACTGGGCGGTAGATGCCCTATACACGAAAATGGTGGACAAGCTGGCTCACCGCTGGGCCAAACTGGACATCCGTCGCACAGGCCTGCGCACCAAACCAAACGACCGCACAGAAGCGGAAGCCGATCAGACCCTGATCGAATTCGTGTACGAAGAACTGACTGGACGCCAGTTTGTCACTGAGTACTGACAGATTGCTGGGTTGCGAGAAGCGTACGATCGTCGCATTTAGCAGAACGGTTCAAATCCGTAGCACCAGCATCCTAACCGTCCTGAGCCATGACGCGGTAAACTGGCTCACAACCCATCAATCGGAGACAGTGATATGCGCAATGAGAATATCTTCATGAGCCGAAAGAAGCAGTACGGAGAACACCTGTCCAAACCCGCCAACCGTCATCGTCCGCGTGCGCTGGTCATCAGCCGCAAGCGAGGTGTCGGCCAAAATGGCGAACGCTATACCCGCTAGGCCCATTGACCCATCACTGAACTCGCCTCCAGTGATGGGTCTCTTTTTGCTACCTCAGGCCAGAAAGTAGACACACACTGGCGTTTCACTTTCTGGAAAGTAAATTCGTAACGCCCTAACCTATTGAAAACAAAAAAGAAGTTAAAATTTTTCTTGGATTTATCCAAATAAAACCAAGTAAAACAGCGTTACAGTTTTCAATTGCGTATTACTATAGGAAAAAAAGTTTATTTACTCATTTTCACCCATTTTACCCTTTAGAAGTATTTTATATATGAATAAGAAATGAGTAATAACTGTAACAAGAGTAACACCACCAGTGTTTTCGCGGCCTGCCGACTGTTACACCACCAAAACAAAAGTGTAAAAAACGAAACACTTCCCAACAACCACCACAGCGGTGTATGCTCCATGACCCAACTGACAGACACAACAACAGGGTATCCAACATGGAAATAACCTTCCTCAAAGCTGCCATACCCCTCCGTAAAACGTTCAATGAACAAGGCAAACACTCCTACCCCGCTGCATACGAATTCACCTCCCTCACCGTGGCTGTATCCACCCTCAAAAACTTCGAACTCATGCTCAACGCACAGGCAGCCATCGGTAACTGCCTCCTTAAAGGCACCCTAGAACGCCCTCTGGTCAACGAAAGCCGTGCAGGTACCACGGACAGAGATAAACACACACCGTGGCTGTGCTTCGACGCTGATGGCCTCACCGGAGTCGCAGACGCTGATGCCTTCATGGCTGACCTCGGCCTTAGCGATTATTCCTACGTCACCCAGTGGTCATCCAGCGCATTTCTGAGCCTCCATGGCCAAGTCGACCCAGCCTTCAACGCCCACATCTTCGTCATGCTGTCCGAACCCGTATCCCCCCACAAAGTGAAACTGTGGCTGAAACAGAAGAACTTCACGACGTTTAATGCTGATTTACGCCTAACTGCGTCAAATTTAGCACTACGTTTTGGGCTCGATATCACCACCTGCCAGAACGACAAAATCCTCTACATAGCACCCCCGGACGTACACCCACCCTACGTCGACACCATCACCACACCTCGCATCACCTACCACCAAGGCCAGTTCAACGTGGTGCCTACAGCGATTTTGGAGCTGGACGCCCTCAATCCTGAAACCATCAAGAAGACCGAAATCACCATCATCAACAAACTCAGAGAAGACATTGGACTGGAGAAGAAGCGGTCGACTTATTTCAACCTGAAAGGCACCAACGTATTATACCTGCCCAATCCAAGCCATGCTAAGATCACAGACGTCAAACAGGACAGAGGCTTCACCTATTTCAACTTCAACGGCGGCGATAGCTGGGCGTACTACCACCCCACAGACAATTTCGAATTCATTTTCAATTTCAAAGGCGAGCCCACCTACCGGACTGAAGAATTACTCCCTGATTACTACGCATTCATGGCCATACAGACAGGCCAAGAGAAAGCCGGAGGCCGCACCGCCATTGCTTTCAGAGGCCTGCAGGACGGAGCCGTATACAACGGCTTCTACGACGAAACCAAAGACGACCTTGAACTGCACATGGCACGAAAATCAACCGACGCCATCAACTTCCTCGCTGAATACAACATCGAGCTGGAGACGCTGCCCACCTACCGCCTGACACACAACCCACACTTTGAAGGCCCCCGAGTCAACAAAGAGGCCAAAGAAATCAATCTGTACGTACAATCTGAACTGGAAAGAAACCATGCCCCCAATTCCAATCCCACCCCCACGATCGACAAAATCATTGAACACGTTCTCGGAACAGATAATGTTGCCCTTTTCACCAATTGGCTCGCTTTTGTCGTCCAGACAAAGCAAGCGTCAGGTACAGGCTGGGTGTTCCATGGTTCTCAAGGCACAGGGAAAGGCATCCTCTTCCACCGAATACTCAGACCTCTCATAGGCTACAAGAACGCCGTGCAGATGCGCACAGCCAACTTCGAGGACAGCTACAACGGCTTCCTCGAATGCGCACAGCTGGTCAACGTGGACGAAGTGGACATCCCTCAATCACGCAAAGACCAGCAGATCATGGCAGACATCAAGAACTACATGACGGAACCCACCATCTCCATCCGCAAGATGTACGCCAACGTGATCGAAGTCCCCAACAGGACAAATTGGATATTCAGCTCCAACAAACGCAATCCAATCATCGTAGAAATGACTGACCGACGGTTTAACATAGCAGACTACCAACTACACCCTCTGCTTATCAGCGAAACTGAACTCGACACCATCGCCACTGAACTACCTGCCTTCATGCACCACCTGCTCATCTATCCAGTTAACGAACGCCAAGCACAAACAGCAGGCTTGACCTCCGCCAAGGTGGACATGCAGGCATTGAGTGAAACCTCCGTAGATGAGATAGCTAACGCACTGATCCTCGGACGCGCACATGTGCTGTACGGATATTGTGAAGACGACAAAGACATCATGAACCTCGACCACAAGATCATCGTCCAGCGCTACAACAAACTGATACGAGAGGTGGTCTGTGAAGGACGCGACCGCTTCACACGCGAGGAGCTGCGCGTCATATTTGAAGCGACAGTAGGTCACGTACCTGCCACACCTGCCAAGTTCTCCAAATATCTCAGGCACCACGGCCTGAAAATCAGCGTGAATCGCATAGACGGTACAGCACAGCGCGGCATAACCGTGGACTGGCGTGACAGCAGCGAATGGTTTGCCAAAACCCAACGTGAATACGGCGTGATGAAAACTGTGCCACAACATCCTCCCGGCACAATTATTGAAGTAGACAAATACGGGACCCCACTATGAGTAACATAGCGCGAGTTGAATTAGATATCGTTTATGATGAGTACGCCCGAAAAACGCACATGCGCTACGGCGTAGATTCACTCACTGCCCTTACACCTACCCTCATCGCCGAGATAAATAAAGACTTCGTTAAACGTACTGTGGAACGATTAGTAGAAGAACACTACATCGACATCGTAAAAAACCTCGATATGGCTGCTATCGAACGCCTGATCACACTCGAAGTTGCACGACAAACAGCAGGAATAGTCCGCGAGGGGAAAAAATGATCGACATACTTATTCTCACAATCATTGTGCTCATCATCATCGTTCCCCTCATCTACGCACTCATCCGCAGCGTCCATGTAGGTGATTGGAAACATTTACGCCTCCGTGATGATTGGGACCCAGCCAAAAGCCGAGGACGGATCAAGAAAAGAATATGAAACTCACAATCAGCAAAGTGGACGCAGCAGTGCGCAAACTGCGCAAGAAATACGCCGCACAAGGTAAAAACAAGGAATGGTTAGATGGGTGGGAGAGAGGCTTCCGAAAAGTATATGACCACCCAACCAAGGAGAAAGACAAATGACACAACAAGTTTGGAAATACCCGTTATACACCGCCAACAAACAAACAGTCTGGATGCCCAAAGGAGCTACGCTATTAACTATCCAGATGCAGCAAGACGTTCCCACCTTGTGGGCTTTAGTAGACCCCAATGAAATAGAACAAACACCGCAGATAATTAATACGGTCGGCACAGGCCAAGACACCGACGCTCCCGGTAAATACATCGGCACATATCAGCGGGCTGAGGGCGTACTCGTGTTTCACGTATTCGCAGCAACAGAATGAGTACTTACGAAACACAGCGTGAGCGTGATTTACTTAACATCATTAAGGAAAGAGGCGAATTCATAACGGTGTTACGAAACCGCATCACCCTGCTGGAGGCAGAAGTAGCCAAGATGCCTGTGATAGTCGGGTATGTGGGCCAAGAGTTTATACATGACCTTAAAAGCGGCAATGATTACGGTGGGCGGTATCTTGATGCACAGATTGTCTATATTGAGGATGAGATGAACTCCAGCATCCCTGTTTTTATTCCGAAGGAGTATCTATGAAAATCGGTGACGGCAGCGGGTGTGCGCATGAAACGATGGAAAAAAGTTTTATCGTTCCATCTTCAATGGAGTGTGCCAAATGCGGGAAGCCAGAGTTACACATACTACGGCACAACATAGGCGCATTACAGCAGGATAAACTAGAAATAATACAACTAACGCACGGCTTGCAGGATGCTATCGCCACACAGCAGGCCCGAATCGCCCTGCTGAAGGCAGTGGCAGAAACGGCAGCCACTTACATAAAGCATGATTCACTGCGGCCTAGTGTCGCTCATAAAAATGCCGTATCAGCACTCCGCGCAGCGGGATACCTGAAGGAGGACAAGCCCCATGAGTGACTGTCCAGAATGTGGCGTTATCAATTACGGCATCAACCCGCGCTGTGTTGCGTGTGTGAGGAAGGTGATGGGTGACCGCATCGCCCTGCTGGAGGCGCGCATACACGAAGCAAAGGAAATCTACACGGGCATGGAAGGGTTCATCCCAGAGACTGCACCAGAGGCGTACCAAAAGCGGACTCTTGACCAGATGTGGGAAGCACTACAGGAGCAAGGGGAATGAGCATTATTGTTGAGCGCCTTGATAACGCCATCATGCGCGGAGACATTTCAACCCCGGCGTGGGTAGTAAACACCATGCGCGCTGCTAGAGAGCATATAGCCAAGCTGGAGGCACATGCCACAACAGATAACTCGGCGGTAATCACTGCGCTTGAGGCCCGCATCGCCCTGCTAGAGGCAAGGCTCGCAACGATTATTAAAATCTACCGCACCGCTGGCCCCTGCTTAGATTGTGACACAATAAGTGAAGCAATAGAGCAAGCAGAAGGATACGGTGAATGGTACTGGGCAGATTTGGGCATGCCTATTTCTGAAAGTGCCGAGAACCCAAACGAAAATTGCTTCACAAAAGTATGGGTACCGGAATGAGTGACTGCGAACATGGACGCGCTGACTGGGTAGTATGCCCGCAATGCTACGAAGGATCGATAGAAGGATTGCACGATCGCATCACGATAATGCAGGCAGCTATTGATGAATTCTGCACCAAAAGTGCGTGGGCGCATGAATCTTGGAAAAAACAGCCGTGGATAGCCAATCTTTTCGAATTGCGCACTCCAAAAGAGAAAGAAAAATGACACGTTTTGAACGACGCCGAATACCAAGCCGCCCTTATATACGGCCCAAGAACAAATACGAAATTTCTCACAAAGAAAACAGGATTATAATATTGATACTATCATTCTGCATACTACTTTGCCTGATGGGATGGATACTTATATCATGAGCGACGACAGACTAAATGTAAACGTACGCATCGACGAAGAATTTAATATAATCGTCATTGAGTTCGATACCGAAAAGAAAAAAGTCAGCGTCGGATTTAGTGCAGAAGAAGCACAACATTTCAGTGTATTACTACATGAAGCATCCATAGCATTGATGCTGAACAACATGCACGAGTTCGAAAAACAACAATTGGAACTGAAACACTGATGACAAAAGACAAATTACACACCATACCATGCCCAAAATGTGGTGCAGAAGCCAAAGAAGTTGTCTACGCAGAACAGAAACTGCGTCGTGGCTGGTACTGTAAAAAATGCTCGACCTTCACAGCAGCTATCCTGCGTGAGCGGCAAGTAGAGGACAACCAAAAATGAGTCGGAAAAAGAAAGAGCGCACCATTACAGATTGGAGCTACGACGAACTCGAAGACCGCTGCAGGTTGATATTGGTAAACAACATGTTTAAAGGTGAGTTCAACACCGGGATATGGCAAATAATAGAACTTTCCATACGCTGGTATAAAGCAAAGGAATCAAAACCATGACGGAACAGTTCAGATACTTGAAAAAATTACAATTCAGAGACGGGGATAAAGTTACAGTAGGAGAAATAGTTAAAGTAGATGCAACAACAGGTAAAGCTGCCCCCGACGAAAAACATCAACATATAAAAATACATCCATCGCAATATCACCGATTAACGTTATGGCAGGAAGTATCACAAAAAGAATATGACGCCCAACATGGGCTCGTTACACCCATCGATTCCATTCTCACACCAGAGGAAACACCCATGAACACCAAAATCAAAATTGTTACACAAATCAACGGCGCGAACGAAGATACTTTCTCCACTGCGCAGCTTCTGGAATTAATCAAGGGCGCACAGAATGAAATTGCGTCGCTAGAAGAAATTGAAGCTACATCGATCTTCGTAAGTAAACAAATTAACGAACAGCGTGATGTTATCAATACGCTGATCGAGCTATTAGACGCCCGATGATCCTCATTGTCCATTCGTGGTACTGCACGATGTGCGGCCACTCAAAAACGTTTGACCCACAAAAAGATTCACCCCCGACTAAATGCCCTGCCTGCGGACAGGGTGCAGGATATGAGTACGTTAAAAACGTAGATTCATACAAAGCCCCTAAGGAGTAAACCCATGCTGGACGACGAAGACAAGCTGGTCTGGCTTGCGACATACTGTGCCGCACTCATAAGTGGGTACACCGAACCGAAAATCGTTGCGTCTCACGCAACACACGACTTTGCTGAGTTTTTCAAACAGCCTCAACAGGAACAGACAGACAATGGCCAATGACTACAAAGAATTAGTTGGTGTGCTCCCTCGCGGTGTATGGATGAGATCAGATACGCTAGACCGTGCATGGAAACTAAAAAGCGGTAGCGGGCGTAAATACCGCGTCAAGATGCTCATGGAGAATGGTTATTTATTGCGTAGGGGTAAAACATCACATACGCAATACAGAGTAGCAGACAAAAATTTCAAACCAGACCCAGAGCCGGTATCCAAACCCACATCACAGCCGGGTTCCTTGAACGAATTGATTAACGCCGTCACCAAAGTCGGCACTGAGAATGAGCTTCTAAAAAAAGGACTCATAGAGATACAAACCATCGTCAACCGAACACTCTTAACATTGTAGAGGTCAGCACATGATCGCAGCACAAATAAGACAGCAGATAAACGCCAATGTAGCACTCACTGCACTGGGCAATTCCACCCGTTCATTACAAGACGTTGCTATTGATTTGATCAATGCGTCGGGGTGGAAATACAAAGTAATTGCAGAGGAAACATATCTCTGCCCCAGCACCATCAAGAATTTGGCTACGGGCAAAACAAAACGCCCGCAAGCAGAAACCATCGAACGCATCTTCCGCGCGTTTGAATACCAGCTGGATATGAAAGCAGTAAAACTCAGCGCCAAGTACGCAAACCGCGCCAAACAGTAACATTCCCGAGTTCAACAACGGACACGCCTGTCGTGGGACCAGTCGTGTCTGCCTTTCCAGTCCCGCTTGTCTACCCCTAGGAGGACGACACCTATGAGCATCATGGTTAAGCTCACGCAAGTACCCGGAGCCACTCAAGAGTTTGGTCTTGAGAGTGGCGCAACTGTAGCCGACCTGCTGAGCATCGCAGGTAAGGATGCTGGCAACTACGCGATCCGCGTCAACGGTTCGCCTGCTACAACCAGCACCTATCTCAATGATGGTGCAACGGTTCTGCTTTCGAAGAACGCTGTGGGTAACAGCTAGTACGTCTTCGAACCCCGGCCCCTAGGCCTCAAAACCTAGGGGCTATTTTCCTCTCTTTTTCGAGGACTGTCCATGGCTATAAGAACTGACCAGATTTCAATTGATGACGTGATAAGAATTCGAGAGCGCATGCTCGCACCGACACCAGTATTCAGTACGGATTGGCACGGCACGTCTTTCTCAGACCTGACACGACCACCTACGCCAGAAGAAGATGCACTTTCCAGAATGACGTTAGGAGAATGTCAACGGCATATAGGGAACGCAACTACGCAAATACGAAATTCGGCATTTCAATACCACGACGATAGTTACCACATCTTAGTTGCTCAACCTTTAATACCGGAAACATTCAATCCTGATAGCCCTATCGACCCGGACTACATACAAACACTCACACTAACACTACAACAAATCAAGAATCGTAGAGACCAGCTACTAAATGAACAGGAGTATGACATGGCTTCTTACATCACCAACACCAGCGCCAGCACCGGCACCACCACTAGCCGCCCCCAAGTAAGCATTTTCGGAACCACAGCACAATCACGTCCTGCTAGACATACAATGTTCCAGATGAAACAGAATTCACATGAGATTGAATTGCGCGCACTACGCGAAAAATACCCCCGTGAAGCATTCAATTATGATTTTGCGCACCCCATGCGTCATGTTTTCGGCGATCTACGTGACCAATTCAGATCACACTATAAATCATTACGTCGATTAACAGCCGCACGCAGCGCAATACTTACAGCCGCTCCAAAAGACCGAAAATACCTTAAATTTCTTATGGAGAATATGTTTTCTTCTCGCGACTTAGTCTATTTGCTCGCGCAAGTCGCAGACGTACAATCAACACGCACATATCGCGACACAGTAGAAACCTTCTACGAATTGCGCAATGAAAAAATGCGATACATGGATCACAAACGACGTTACGGCAGACTACAAGCAGAACACAATCAACAAGCAGCGATGATTCGTCAAAAACCTGAACGTTATATTTCCATCGACGTCAAACAAGTTGCCGATACCATAGCCACATGGGATCACGTATGGGGCGTCGAATTTTACATTTCCAACGCCGACAAAGCAGTTTATCTTCGCGTCGGCCTGTGCAATATACGAATGGAAGAATCTTCACCAGAATCAGCATATTCAAATCCGGAAAGTATATTACTCGCCCCTTTCTACATCACCGTTAAATTGTCTGCCATAGGCAAAGCAACATGCCCCACACGAGACGGCAATACACTTGGATTATCGAGAAACAATAATCCCGGTCATTGCGCGTACGATATACACCCACATCAATTATCCGATCAACCGTGCTTTGGTTCATTCGGACAAACACTTGTCGATCAGGCCAACAACGGCGACTTGATTTCATATGTAGGCACACTCATCGCTTTTTACAGTCAATACAATTCACAAGACTCCGCAGGCGTAGCCGCACAATACTATCATCCTTCACACATACATCTATTTGAGAATTCAGAAAGCTACACTACTTCTATGCTTTCAGGTATGAACATGTATAGACAAGAACCCGTAATCCATCTGGAAAAACTTGAAGCGGCAATATCAGCATATGGCGAATACCACGCACAATGTTGTGCAGTATGTGAGCGTATCGAAATAGCGCAAAATCACATTTGTTATTCCTGCGACGAAATGTCTGTAGGCGATGATGACGAATATTATAACGATAATAACATGAACCGTATTTGTTCCGGTTGCTGGATGGATCATTACTGTAGTGATTGTGAACGACATATCGACGCTTGCCGCTGCGAACCCGAAGACGAGGAGTAAAAAATGACTGAATCAATCAATATCATGCGCCATGAATCCATTTTCAATCCGAAAGAATACCCATACCCGATACATATCATCGGTGCTGGAGCCACCGGCTCACGAGTATTTGCTGCACTGGTTGAATTGGGGATCACAGACCTTCATGTATACGACGATGATGTCGTCGAAGATCATAATCTAGCCAACCAGATTTATGGTGTTGATGACATCAACGAGCCAAAAGTTAATGGCTGTATTGCTTTTGCACGCCATAAATTGGGTATCGTGCCCGAGGGAATGGAAGCTTACAATCGCAGAGTAACTGACGGCTACTTGCGTAATGGTGGCGTTGCAGGCGGTATCGTATTCCTTCTCACCGACACCATGGCCAGCCGCCGAGAAATTGTTGCAGGACTCCATCGACGTTGCCATTCACTCGGTTCAGCAGCAGCTTCTGCACCATTGCTCGTCATCGAAACCCGTATGGCATCAACCCACGGTTCTATATTTACTCTTAATCTTTTTGACGACGAACTGTACAAACAATGGCGCTCCACATTAGTGGACGACGACGATGAAGACAGCATCGAACTAAGCCCCTGCGGCACCGCACTCAGTGTCGGTACCACGGCTTCACTCATCGCCAATTATGCTGTGTGGCAGATGATGCAATTTTTCGTAGACCCCGTTGGGTTGCAGCCTCGCGTCGATTTATTCTTCAAACCCACACTGACAATGACTATGTCAGCCATTGCAGCATAAGGAGTAGTGTATGACAGCAGTAACAGGAGGATATGCGGCAGTTACAAACGCATCAATCATCAACAAACGTGACCGCATGACATATAAGGTCAACACAACTGCACTTACAGGCACCGGCCCTGTAGCCATCCGAGGAGGGAAGGACTACCCAGCAGAACCCATGATCTATTTCACCCGCGAAGCATGGGTCAAGCAGTGCCATCTCGTTGCGAAATGCACCAAAGAAGTCGGCTGGTTTGCACTTGTTGATTATTATGAAGACGACCACGCATACGTCATCACCGAAATTGTCATCCCCGAACAAACCGTCACCGCCGCTGAAACCGACATCGGTAAGGAAGCCCTCGCTGACGCCGCACTTGCACTCATCGAACAGGGTAAAGACACCGGCAAAATGTATGCGTGGTTCCACTCACACGTCAATATGGGCGTCGGCCCGTCCGCACAGGACGAATACCAAGTTGAGGAGTTCCTTGAAGACTTGGTTGACCAGCCTGAGGTACCCTGCTTCATCCGTGGCATCCAAAACAAGAAAGGCGACCTGAAGCTGGACGTCTACTATGTTCGCCACGGTATTGCTTACCAAAACGTTCGGCATGGCATACTGCACGACGACGATCCGCAATGGACGAAAGACATCGACGACATTATCAAAATCAATGTCAAAGAATATGTATATACACCTACACCCTATGTCCCACGATCCTATGACTATCAGTGGGGAGGTGGCCAGCAGCAACCTGCGGGAAAGTCATCAGCAAGCCATGGAAATGGCGGCGGGGTAAGAAATCCAAGCACCGATAGCTACCACAATGGCTATGGCGGCTACGGTGCCGGACCACGCACTGAATTTGCACGCTGGAATGACGATGACGAATGGGGCAATACATACGGATACGACTATCGTGCAGAAGCTACCGACGTCCCGAAACTGCCCAAGCCCACCACGAAAAAATTCACCCTAGAAGATCAGTACAGCATGGAAATTGTCTACAACGGCGTCGACAATACCGAGGTTCTGATGGATTCCGATGGAAAATTGTGGGTTTGTGATAGCGCAGGAGATTTGTTCGACTACCAAGAATACACCGAAACTTATGGGGAACTCAACGGAGTATTGGCGTTTACCAGCTAAAACCTTGTATCATGGGCGTTCTACCTACTAGTGGGGCGCTCATGGACACAATCAACAAGGTCAGCTTCTCCCGGCTGCAAAACTTCGAGAAGTGCAAATACATGGCCAAGCTCATGTATATTGACCAGATTCCCGAGCCTGCCCGCCCCCTTCCGGCGGGTAAGACTGAACACGCCAATGACCGGGGATCACGTGTACACGACGCCGCAGAGATGTATGTCCGTGGCGGAGTGGAACTGATCCCCGAGCTACACAGTTTCAAAGCTGAATTTGACGAGCTGCGTAGTTTATTCAGCGACAACCGGGTTCAGCTCGAAGGCGAGTGGGCTGTGAACCTTGAATGGGAGCCTGTAGCGTGGACATCGGACGACGCGTGGTGCCGCATGAAACTCGACGCGCTGGTTACCAGCGAAGACGGGACATTCGCACGAGTCATCGACTACAAAACAGGACGACGGCAGGGCAACGAGATCAAGCACACCGAGCAGGGGCAGATTTACCAGTTGTCCACGTTCCTGCGGTTCCCGGAAATCGATCATATCACCGTAGAGTTCTGGTACACCGACATTGGTGAAACGGATATCAAAGTGTATTCCCGTATGCAGGGCACGCAGTACTTCGATAAATATAATAATCGACTACTGGCTATATCCACCTGCACGGACTTTAAGCCCAACCCTAACGCCTTCTCCTGCAAGTGGTGTCCATACAATGGCAACGCCTGTGAGTATGGCGTATCGCCTAATCTCAACAACCGTGCACGCGATGCACTGTTGCGCGCGAAAAAACAAAATCGATCGTACTAGTTTATGGCTTACATCGCTTTTCGATGAAAGCAAGTGTTCAGACCTTCAAAGCTGAGCATTTGTTGGAGCGGTGTAAGCCTCCATTTTATGGCGGGGGAGCCCACTGCTCCCCACAGCGCGAAGCGTTGCTACTCCCAACACTTCAACTGGGTCCTCCCCCGCCACCTAATATCGGAGGTAACATGATTATTTATGCCCTCATCACGTATCGTGAAGGAAAACAAATCAGCAAACATCTCAGCATCGATCTTTTCGAACTACTTAAAATCGGAGTAGCTCATTTAGAAGACAACGACGAGTACGAAATACTCGATCCTAAGGGACATGTCATCGCCTACGCTTATGCTCCCGACAGCGAGAAAGCCAAGCAACTCGAATTCGAGTACGAGATGGAACGCAAAGCAGCGATGGAAGAGGAGCGCCGTGGGCAATATGATTGAACTCTATCAACATCAAAGAGTATCAATTAATTTCTGCAACGACCATGACCGTGTATTTGATGCCAGCGACCCCGGTACTGGTAAAACTGCAGTAGCCATTGAATCGTTCGCTCAGCGCCGTATACGTGGCGCGGGTAAAGCCCTCATCATATGCCCCAAATCTTCTATCCGTTCTACATGGGCAAACGATTTCAAGAAATTCGCTCCCTATATGCGGTTGTCCTGTGCCTACGCTCGCAACCGACGTGAAGCCTTCTGGACTCATGCAGATGTCTATATAACGAATCACGACGCTGCCGTCTGGCTGGCAAAACAGCCGCCTTCATTCTTTGAAGGTTTCGATATGCTGATTGTCGATGAACTCGGCGCATTCAAGCACTCCACATCGCAACGTTCTAAAGCACTGAACAAAATAAAACGCTACTTCATATACCGTCATGGCATGAATGGAACCCCCAACCCTAATACCATCACCGACGTCTGGAATCAGATGTTCGTGATCGACGACGGCCAACGACTCGGTACCTCCTTCTTCAAATTCCGCGCTACCGTCTGTATCCCCCGCCAAGTCGGCCCTGTGGCCAGCATGATTAAGTGGGAAGATCGTCCCGGAGCCAATGACGCTGTTTCCAAACTGATAGAAGACATCACCATCAGACACAAATTCGAAGAATGCATCGACATACCGCCCAACCACGAATACTGCGTAGAATACTTCCTCACCGACAAGCAGCTAAAAAATTACAAGCAGATGGAAGATGCGCAAATAGCAATTATCAAAGGGCAAGCTGTATCTGCGGTTAACGCTGCCGCCGTCGCTACCAAATTACTACAAATTGCCAGCGGTGCCGTTTACGATGAAGACGGCAACTACCACCTCGTAGACACTGAACGCTACAGCGATGTCATCGATAAAGCCGAAGAAAGGACACACACAGTCATCTTTTTCCTGTGGAAACACCAGAAAGCCCAGCTCATCCTCGAAGCAGAGCGCCGTGGTTTAAGTTATTGTCTCATCGACGGCTCCGTACCCGACAGTAAGCGCAACGAAAACGTTGAATATTTCCAGAAGGGCATGTATCGTATTTGCTTCGCTCACCCACAGTCCGCAGCCCACAGTATTACTTTGACACGCGGCGTAGCGACGATCTGGGCATCACCCACGTACAATCTGGAGCACTACCAGCAAGGACTGCGCCGCATATATCGCGCCACCCAAACACAGAAAACAGAAACCATTGTCTTCGTGGCACCAGACACTATCGAAGAGAAAGTATGGGAAGCACTGGTTACCAAGAAGATACGGATGGACGACTTGCTGACACAAATAACATACGGGGAATAAATGATAGACCCTGAAAAGATTATTACGCTCGACTTCGAATCGTATTATGATGCGAAGTACACACTCAAAAAGCTGTCAACAAGCGAGTACGTGCGTGATGACCGCTTCAAAGCACAATGCGTCGGGATTAAGGTAGGGTCTGCTGATGTTATATGGATTCCAGATAGACACGTCGGAGAAGCGCTTCACACAATTGATTGGTCGAGCCACGCTCTTCTTGCTCACCATACTCAGTTTGACGGCTATATTCTTACTGAGCGTTATGCTCTTACTCCAGCTTATTATTTCTGCACCCTATCGATGGGCCGCGCCCTACATTCGCTCGGCGTTGGAGCCTCATTAGATTCACTGGCGGAATATTATAGACTGGGGAATAAACTTCCCGACATCCTCAGCCAGACCAAAGGCATTCGCGAACTCCCGCCTGAAATCATGAACACACTGGGTACCTACTGCATGGTGGATACCCAGCTATGCTACGACCTGTTCATGCTGATGCTGCCAAAATTCAGTCAAGACGAACTCGATCTGATAGACCAGACGTGCAGGATGTTCTGTGAGCCTGTTTTAGTATTGGACCTGCCGCGTGCAAAATTGGCGCTGCTAGAAGAACGACAAGAGAAAGCACGGAAAATACAAGTTTCCAAACAAGACCCCACCGATTTAAGTTCAAATCCAAAATTCGCAAACCTGCTACGATTGTTCGGTGTAGAGCCCCCTACAAAAATATCAAAAACAACCAGCAAAGAAACTTACGCCTTCGCCAAATCTGATGAAAGCTTTCAAGCGCTGCTGCTCCATGAGGACGAGGCTGTACGGGAACTTGTTATTGCGCGCATGGCGGTGAAATCCACACTCACCGAAACCCGTGCACAGCGCCTGATCATAGCAGGCACCACAGGCAACTGTAATATTCCAGTGTACCTAAAATACTACGGCGCACACACAGGCCGCTGGAGCGCCGGGAACAAAATGAATTTGCAGAACCTGCCACGTGGCAGCGAACTACGCAAATCCTTGATGGCCCCCGAAGACCACGTCATCGTAGTAGCAGACTCCGCCCAGATCGAAGCTCGTGTACTGGCGTGGCTGGCCGATGAGCAGGAAGTCCTCACTCAATTCCGTAATAAAGAAGACGTGTACAAGCACATGGCCACGCAGATTTACGGTATGCAGCTGGATGAAATAACATCCACCCAACGCTTCGTGGGGAAGGTAGCCGTCTTGGGGCTGGGCTACGGCATGGGCTGGAAGAAGTTCATCCTGACACTCATGCTCGGGCTCATGGGTCCGAAGATGCTGCTCTCCGCTGAAGAAGCGCAATCCATCGTTAATGGTTACCGCCGTGCACGACGCAAGACTGTGGAGTATTGGAAAACCTGCGACCAGATGCTGCAGTACATGATCTATGACATAGACGGCGACTTCGGTGTCCTCAAAGTTGTCGGCAAAGAGAACAGGATTTACTTCCCTAACGGCATGTACCTTGAATACCCCGGCCTGAGCATGTCCAACGACGGTTACGTGTATTTCGATTACGAGAACGCCGACATTCTGGCCCGCGGAGGCCGCCCCAACCCCAAGAAAGGCAAAAAAATCTATGGTGGAGCGCTTGCAGAGAACATCACACAGGCACTGGCCCGCATCATTGTCGGGGAACAGATACTGAAGGTGGCCAAAAAGTACCGCATCATCTCCATGTCGCATGATGAAATTCTGGCCCTCGCCCACCGCCTTGTCGCTGAATCCTCACTGAATTTCATTCTGGCCCAAATGATGACACCGCCAACATGGTGCCCTGATCTGCCCCTCGGGGCTGAAGGGGGCTTCGCACGAGAGTACTCAAAATGACCACCCCCGACCCGGATATAACGATCACCTTGACGCTGCAGGAGTGGTACGCCCTCCGTTCAGCTTTCTATAATCGGGGCAGCACGCTGGAAACCGACGAAATTTTCCGCCGGATAGCCGAACAAATCAGACAGAAAAACCTTGGTTCTACGGAGTAAATGATGGATAATACTTTGCACGACCTTATCGTCCAGCTGGGCGATTTACGCACCCAGAAGAAAGCGTTGGAGTATGAGGCCAACCAAATCGGCAGATCAATCGAGCTGGTTGAGCGCGACCTTATCATGGTCATGGACGCGCAGCACATCACAGAATCGAAAAGCGCTGCCGGTAAAGTCACTGTGGGGGAAGCGGTATACCCCCAAGTACAGAACTGGGACGAGTTCCACCAATGGATTTTAGAAAATGGGTACCTCCATTTTCTCGAACGGCGAGCAGCGGTCCTTGCGTATCGCGAAGCGCTGGGGCAAAACATACCGGTACCGGGTGTTCTGCCTTTTACAAAACGCAAAATAACCTTCAAAGAGGCTTAATCCATGAGTAACGAACTTGCTAAACTCAGCGGCGGTACATTGTCTGCAGACATTATCGCCAAACTACAACAGCACACCCTGCAAGAGCGGGAGCGTATCGGCAAGTCCAGTGGTGGTGACACCATCAGCGTCAACAACGGCAAAAAACTGTTTGAGATGCCCAACGAGCAGGAGGTAGCAGACTTCGAAGGCTTGATCGTCGATTTCGCATACTGCAATTCCTACTACCTCGGTGCGTACAACCCGAAAGTCATCACTCCACCGGCGTGTTTCGCCATTGCAACGACGCCCACCAAACTAATACCGTCAGACAACTCACCTATCAAGCAGAACGACGGCCCCTGCGCCACCTGCCAGCACGACCAGTTCGGCACCAGCCCTACCGGTGGCGGCAAAGCCTGTAAAAACAGCGTTTTGATTGCCATTTTGCCGCCCGACGTCGGACAGGTAGAGAAACACGATATCTGGGTGCTGAAAACCTCTCCTACGGCCATCATTCCATTCAACAAATACGCCAGCCATGTCAGCGGCATGAACGTGCCACTGGGCGCGGTGCGTACCAAGTTCTTCCTCGACCCGGACAGCACGTACGCCTCAGTGCGCTTCGAAGCGGTCGGCGTAGCGGTTGAATGCCTTGATACGGTCATTGCCCGCAAGGAAGAAGCGGCCAAACGATTGATGCAGGAGCCCGATGTATCGCAGTTCGAAGTACCTGCGTCAGCCAAGAAGAAATGAGTAAACCGGAAACCCGGTTCTATACGGCAGTACATAAACTACTGCCGTCTAGTAAAGTCCTACACCGCGAGAAGATGCATAATCCCTATCGCGGTGGAACAGCGGATATCTGGTACTCAGGAACTCTTGCCGACCTATGGGTGGAATATAAATGGTTGTCTATTCTGCCCAAAAAAGCGTTAGTCAATATCGAGAAAGAATTGTCTCCCCTGCAACAACAGTGGCTAAAGGGAAGGCATAAAGAGGGGCGTAACGTGGCGGTTATCCTCGGTACGCCCGAAGGGGCTTGGGTTTTCGAGGGGGTATCATGGGAGACGCCACTTAACCCCGACACCATACGAACCCAAGGATTCACCAAGCAAACAATAGCGGAATACATCAAAAAAAGGGTACAACTCGATGATGTTTTGGCTAATCCGCACGACACAGGTAACACGTCTGATCTACCAACTCGTTCTCGCGACGATGATGACGTTCGGCCTGTTGAATGAGGGAAAAAAGAACCTCCAGAAGCGTAAAGCACTGAAGCGAATGAACCTCCCTCACCTAACCTCGTAAGAGGGGCATGGCCCTTCGGGGCCATGTTTTTTTCCCCTCAAAACCTGTACACTTAGTATACCAATTGGAACTAACTAGGTACAGGGATATGCAAACACTGACTATTAAAGACCTTGCTGGGCTTCTTAACCGGTCCCCGGCAACCATCGCCACAGAAGTGACGAAAGCTCCGCACAAACTTCCTCCTAGGTTGCAGCTGCCGGGGTCGCGTCGCGTCCTGTGGCTTCGATCTGACGTTGAGGAGTGGATACATGAACACAGACCAGAAAAATACCGGAACATCTAACTTTTTAAATTTCTCAGACGCCCTTAACCACCTCCGGTGGGGCGATCGCATCGCCCGCCGTAGCTGGCGCAAAGGGCAGTCCGCAGTCGTAGACTATCGTAACGGCGACGCAACTATTCGCGTCGAAGGCACTGGCCACGGCAGCGTAGCCAACTTTCTTTCAGGTGTCGATATCCTCGCTGAGGACTGGTACGTCTTATGACGCTTCTGGATAAACTGAAAGACGCTCTCCTCAATGGCGACAACGCAACATTCATGCGCGGCAACGGTAACGGCAAAATCCTTGTGCACTTCGATGAAATCGTTATTCGCGCAAAAGAAACGCCGGAACGAGGACTGCTTGGGGGTAAGAAATACGCCTCCAATCAATATCTGTTAGATTTTCGTCTTAATGGCGAAACCTTAAGGACAATCGAAGTAGAGAACACTATTTTGTTTAACTGTGGTGACACGCTGAGCATTACAAAGATAGAAGGTGTGTATGAAATGAAATTCGATATAAATTAGGAGAGCAAGTGTGACCCACATCATGATCGACCTCGAAACGTTATCCACCCTACCCAACGCGCGCATTCTCTCTATCGGCGCGGTGAAGTTCCACGCGGCGCTCAGTGTGTACGACCGGTTCTATCGCGCCATTAGAATGCCACCACTCATGTTGGAGAATCAATCCTTCATCGACGACGATGGGTTCCACGTATCCAAAGAC